GCTAATGAAGATGGTATGATGCCAACTGCATATAATAATATGTTTAGTAACTTATTAGTAGTGAATACCCAAGTATTAGAGTCATTAGAAAAAGTACATGATTTAGCAGAAGCATTACATGAACATGGTATTGCAGTATTTGCAGCAGAAAGAATCGATGCTCATAAAATGCATGCATGGCAATTAAAATCTTTATCAAAAAACGTTGGAGCGTAATATGAAATCATTCTTATCCTTTAAAACAATTGATGAGCAAATCAATGAAGTCCTTTCAAAAGACGCCGATGCTGGCGCATGGATTAGCGACTTTGTTAAGTCAGATGATCCTAAGTTTGCAGGTAAGTCTGCTGCTAAGCGTAAAGAAATGGCTTTAGCTGCTTATTATGCTAAACAAAAGAATGAGTCAAATGATGCTTGGGCTGCTTCAGAAGAAAAACGAAGAGAAAAAGAAGCACTAGCCCGTCTTTCTAGTAAAGATCAAGGTACACTAAGTAAAGTTAGAGATATGTTAGCCAAGGAAAAGAAACCCGCCAAAAACGAAGCAGTTAAACAAGTTCGTGGTGATGATTCATTACAATATGAAGAAACTGAGTTAGATGAAGCTTCAAGAGCAGAAACCGGTGAACTATTTAAAGGTCTAGTTGATAAAGCCCATGCATCTTCACAAGCAGGTAATCATACTCAAGCTAAGAGACATCTTGCTAATGCACAAACCGCCCGTTATGGTATTCTTGCTAAACATATGAATAAACATCAAGCAAGTTTTGACAAATATAAAGAATTAAAACATTCTTATACTAACTCCGATGAACCAGTTAGAGAAGAAGTTGAAGAGTTAGATGAATTATCTAAAAAGACTTTAGGTTCATATGTAAAAGCAGCAGCTCAAGATGCAGAACGTTCTGGTAGAGACCAAGAACATTATGGTGACCAATCTGATTATGACAGAGGCACAAAACGCCAAAAAGGTATTGCCAAAGCAGTTGATAAACTAGCTAAAGAAGAAGTTGAAGAGTTAGATGAGTTATCTAATAAATTGCTTAATAGGTATTCAAAGAAAGCTGAAAAAGAAGCTGGTAAACATTTTATGGCTGCAGATCGTGCACAAGATCGTGGCAACTACGACAAGGCACAAACTAATATGGATAAAGCAGATAAAAGAGCTTCTGGTGTTTATAGAGCACAATCAAAAATTAAAGAAGATAATATAACAGAAGAGCATTTGGTACATGTTGACACTGGTGAAAAATATGGAAAAGTTTCTCATCCAAAAGATATAGAACATGTTCGTTCTGGAATAGATAAACATGGTGCTGAATTTGCTGGTAACACCGATAAAGGTATTGTTTTCAAATTTAAAAATGCACAATCAGCTATTGATTTTAAAAATCATACTAACAAATCTCCTCATAAATCTATGCATGCAGATTTAACAGAATCAGTACAGATTGACGAGATCTCAAAAGATACTTTAACTTCATATGCTCATAAAGCATTTGCACAAGGCAATGACTTACATTATGATTTAGCTCACTCTAAGGGTAATAAAGCTACTGATGCAGAAAGACAAGCAATCAAAGACAAAATTTCTAAACGTAATGCAGGTGTTATAAAGGCGGCACAAAAAATGAATAAAGAAGATATGGACGAAGCAGTTGATACCGTTAAGAGAGACGAAAAAGGTAAAGTTATTGCTTGGTCTCATGAAGGTGACTGGCAAAAAATGTCTAGCAAGAACAAACAAGGTTCTGGTAAAGCTGCTAACCTAGCTGGTAAAGCAATGCAAAAAACTAAACAGCTTTCTAAAGAAGAAGTTGAAGAAGATATTAATGAATCTGCATGGGGTAGAGACAAGATGGCTAGTCTTCGTCAAGCACATGATCGCCATATGGAAAAAGCTCTTGCTGCTAATAAAGCAGGTGACGATACTGCAGTTAAGACTCATCAACGTAAAATGCAAATGATTCAAGGTAAGATGCAGAAGCTTAAACAAAACGAAGAAGTTGAGTTAGGCGAAGAATGCGAGATCTTATCTGAATTATCAAAAGGCACAATGCGTTCATATCTAGAAAAAGGTATCACAAAAGGTATTCAAGATACCTTTGCTGGTAAAGGTGATATCTCTAAAAAACGTAAAGATGGTCTTAATAAAGCCATGAAAAAAGTATATGGCGAAGAAGTTGAAGAGTTAGATGAACTTTCAAAAGGCACTCTAAAATCATATGTTGGAAAAGCAGTACAGAGTCATGGTAAAAACAGAGTAATGGCTAATATGGCTTGGGATAAATCAGAAGAACCAGGCGATTTATTAGATAAACTTGGTCATAAAGCTTTAAAAGATTCAAAAAAACGTTCTATTGGTATAGCTAAAGCAGTTGATAAACTAACCAAAGAAGAAGTTGAAGAGTTCATGCAAACTGAAGCATACGATCAGTTAGATGAAGTAGATAAAAAGACTCTTGGTAATTACGTTAAAAAAGCGCATGACCAACTAATGAAACATACATCATCTGTTAACTTTAAAGGCGGCCGTGGTGATAAAGATGCATTTGCTTATGCTCATGACCCAGTTGCAGTAAGAAAAACTGCTAATCGTACTAAAGGTATGAATCAAGCTATTTCTAGATTGACTAAAGAAGAAGTTGAAGAGTTCATGCAGACTGAAGCTTATGACCAACTTGACGAAATCTCAAAAGACACATTAAAGTCATATGTACATAAAGCTGCAACTGATATTGGTTTCCGCGGTATGGATGCAGGTAGACAAGCAGGTAATCCAGAAGATAAAGCTGCTCGTTCTAAAAACTTTAAAACAATGTCTAAACGAGTAAGTGGTATTGATAAAGCAGCAAACAGATTAGCTAAAGAAGATACAATGTTAACATATTCAGAATTTATGGCTCAATTAGCCGAAGGTAAAGCTGATGACTTAAGAGATAAGTTAGCAGCGGATCGTGAAAGAAGATTAGACAAGTATGACTATAGCAAAGAGAAAGACAGTAAAGTTTCTCTAGTTAAGAATGTCAAAGGACATAGTTATGGCGCAGGTGAAGATAGTGAAGAGGGCGAGGACGATGTAAAAACGGCCAAACCAGCAGCAGTAAAACGCGGACGCGGTCGTCCAGCTGGGTCAAAATCCGGCGCTAGAGTTTAATATAAATAAAAAATAACAAGGAGTAATAAAATGGCACTATGGGGAAATAGAGATAGTAAATCAGCTACTGGAACAATTGCTATTGCCGATACCGGCGTAGTAACTGGTTCAAGCACGCTTTTTACTACAGAAGCAGACATCGGTAATTACATTCGTGCAGACGGTGTTGATTATCAAATCGTAACAATTACCAGCGACACAGTTGCTAAAGTTGAATCAGGTATTAATGGTGGTGCAATTGCAGTTGTTACTGCTGGCGCATCATATACATTATCTGAGAAACCAGCATCTGTAGCAGCTGCTGAATCATCTGGTTCACCTTCTGGTAAACATGGCGATTCTAACAAAGTATTTGGTGTAGACATTTATGAATCATTTGACAGTGCTGGTCGTGTTGTTGAAATTGGTGTAGCTTCTGGCGGTACTCAATATGCTGAAGCACCAACTGTAACAATCACTGGTGGTGGCGGTTCAAGTGCAGCTGCAACAGCAACTATTTCAGGTGGTGTAGTTACAGCAATTACAATGACTAACGTTGGTAGTTCTTATGAAACGGTTCCGGCAGTATCGTTGAATACTCCTACATTGACAATTCCATCAACAATGTTTAATACTAATGACACTATTACATATAGTGGATCTCATTATTTAGTTACTGGCGATTCAGTTAACTTTACTATTGGTGCTGGTGATCGTCCACACTTTGATGCAGTTACTGTTGGATTTGCTGCATTTAATCTGTCAACTGAAGAAGTTACTTCAGCAGCACATCCTTTCATTACTGGTGATTATGTTCGCTATAATGATGGTGCTGGTACTGCTCCAACTGGTTTAACTACTGGCAACTACTACTTCATTATTAAAACTGGTGCTAATACATTTAAATTAGCGGCTTCATATGCAGATTCAGTTGCAGAAAGCCCAGTAGTTATTGGTTTAAGTGGCAGCCCAGCTGGTGCTTCTCATACATTTACTAATCATTTAACTAATGATAAAACAATGTTTGTTATCAGAACTGGTGCTACTACATTCAAGTTAGCTCGTACTTCAGCTCTAGCAACCGCTGGAACTTCGGTTGATATTACTTTTGTTGGTACTAACGGCTCAGATAGAAAAATGTTCTTGACATCAGCAGCTAGTGCAGCTACCGCAGTTGCTAACGTTGGTGGTGGTAATGAAACTGGTGAAAGTCCAACTGGTTTAGCTCATGCTGGATGGGTTCGTCGTACTGTTGGTACTGGTGGTCGTGCTGGTCGTGTTCAGTATGAAACTCTAGTTGCTATGGGTTCTATTACTGGTGACCAAGCTGACGATCTACAGTTCCAAGACGATTAATAAAATAATAAAACAAAGCCAGGGTAGAAATACTCTGGCTTATTTTTGATATGGATAATATTATTACTGAAGAAAACTTTTTACTGCATGCGATGCATCATTATGATAATCCGCAATGTACTAGTCTTATTGAATTTGAAGAAGATCTAAAAAGATTTCTATATCTTAAGAAGTTATTCTTTAGGTATAAAACAAATGGTGAACTAAGAGAACGATTAATACTTAATCATATTATCGTTCTTTATAATGTGTTTGGTGATAATACCACATATATGCTATTTACTAAAATAGATAAAGATTGTTGGGATTCTTTAACTACATTTTTAGTATATTTGCAGAGAATGCCTGAAACGATACCTGAATTAGGAATTAAACTGTATAATATACCATTAGATGAAACTATTATAGAAGTCCTAAGGAAAATTTAATGCCAAGAATTGTAGACAATTTAATAGCTTATAAAGTATTAAGCATGCTGGTGACTCCATTTACGGAGACTCCTGCGTTTAAACTTGGAATTATTGACAAAGATGGTAACAACTTAATTAAGACCTCTAAATTAGAGGGCGAGCAAAAAGAAGCTTATACATATTTGACTAGATTAGTTTTTAATATTAAAAAGATTTTAAATCGTCTTCCAGGTGGAGACAACAAGACTAAGAATCTTATTGCTGCATTATGGTTGGTAAAAGAATCTTATAATAGTAGAACTACTCCACTAGCTGAAGACGTAGATAAACTAATTAAGATGTTAGATACTGTTACTTTAGTTGAAGAAGAGATTGAAGTACATCAATTCTTTGAATCAAAAATTAAAGAAGATTCAATTGGTGGTGGCGGAGTTGCTACCATGGGATTTGGTGCACCAGGCGGTACTACTCCTAATATTACTGGAGCTGGGGTTTCAACAGATGAACCAGCAATTAGGCCAAAAGATCTATATAAGTATAAAAAGAAAAATGGTGGAGTTCTTTCATTAACCCGTAGAGCGAGTCCTATAAAATGATGTGGCTACTAACTTTATTACCAGATAGTTTAATGTATTTTGTAATCTTAGCACTTTTTGGGCTTGGAGTAGCTGGATATCTACTTGGTTCATTTGGTGGAGTTATCCCAGTACTTAAACCACATGCTAATATCATAAAAATAGCATCGGTTGTATTGATGTTATTAGGTATCTACTTCTATGGCGGTTACTCTACAGAAATGATGTGGAGAGAACGAGTAGCGGAACTACAAGCAGAAGTCGATAAGAAAGATAATCTATCTGCTATAGCTAGTAAAGATATAGTTATTAAATACATCAATAAAACAAAAGTGATTAAGGAGAAAGGCGATGTTATCATTAAGGAAGTGCCAAAATATATTACTGAAAAGTCTGATGCTGGGTGCACTATCCCTCAGTCTTATATCGTGCTCCACAATAGTGCCAGTAAAAATGAAATTCCCGACCCCGCCAGAGGAGTTGATGATTCCCCCTCCGGACTTAAACTCTCTACCACCCTCGAAACAGTAGTAAGCAATTATATTTTATATTATGAAACTGCTGAGCAATTAAAAGCCTTACAAGAATGGATTAAAACACAAGAGAAGATCTACAATGACCATTGATGCACAAGTAAAAGTCCTAGAATCCGTTGTAGGTCGTTTAGATACTAATATAGAAAAGCTTACAGAACTATCTAATAGTATCAGTAAGCTTCTTGCCGTCCACGATTCTAGATTAGATTCTTTAGAAAAGATTAATGATAGAACTGATGATGACATCAAAGAGATGCATTCTCGTATCACTACGGTTTCTAGAGAGATCTGTGACAAGATCGATCAAGTTGAGGCTGCTATTGACCAACGATTGACTGAATCGGCCGCTGCTTCTGCCAAAGGCCATGCTGAAATCAAAGAAGAGATCGAAACTAAGATTAATGTCTTAGCTGCTCGTGTTAATGTTTTAGAAACATGGAGATGGTTAGTTATCGGCGGAGCAACTGTGTTCGGTTATCTTGCTGAAAAGATAATTAATTAATTACTTGACCGCCTCTGTATAGATATAATATCATCAAAAAGAATTAAAGTACAATAAATTTAATGTAAAAAGTAGTGTACATTAAATAGAATATAGTGTATAATCTTCATATGAGTGGAGAATTATATGCTTTATATTGATACCAAGTTTGTTTCATTACTGTCGTACAAACTAAGAAACTTCAAACAGAAGTCCGCTAATTATTGGAACTTCTCCTGTCCCGTATGTGGTGACTCTAAGAAAGACCCCCGCAAAGCCCGTGGTTATGTAATGCTTCATAAGACAGTTCTTATGTATAAGTGTCATAACTGTGGTCTATCATGTAACTTCGGTAATCTCTTAAAACGTATTGATTCTGGTCTCTATGCAGACTATGTACTTGAACGCTATAAAGAGAACACATCAAATCATAATGATCACGTGAAAGTAACCCTAGAGGACATCTATCCTGTAGAACTAAAAGATGGTATCTTGGATTCTATTGATTCTGTTGATAGATTACCAGTAACCCATCCTGCTTTAGCATACCTAATCAAACGTAAGATCCCTAGAGATAAGTGGAATCTATTCTACTTTGCTCCTAAGTTTAAAACATTTACTAACACTGCTCTTGGTAAGAATAAATTCTCTAACATGGAGAATGATGTACCTCGTTTGGTTATCCCATTCTTTAATGAGCATGGTAAGTGTTTCATGTTTCAAGGTCGAGCATTTGGTAATGAGGAACCTAAGTACTTCTCTATTAAGATTGATGATGATGCCGAAAAGGTTTATGGTCTAGAAAGAGTAGACTATTCTAAACGAGTGTATGTTACTGAAGGTCCAATCGATTCATTATTCCTACCTAATGGTTTGGCAGTAGCAGGTTCTACTCTTGATATCGAGATCTTTAGAAGTATTAAGTCTAATGTAACTCTAATTCCTGATAATGAACCACGCAATAAAGAAATTATGAAGCAAGTAAAAGGTTATATTGACAAAGGTTATTCTATTTGTTTATGGCCAGATAATGTAACAGAGAAAGATATTAATGAGATGGTTTTATCTGGTAAATCCCCAGAGGACATTTTAGAAACCATAAATAAAAACACCTACCAAGGTTTAGCAGCATTACTTAGATACAATGAATGGAGAAAAGTGTGAAAGCAAAGTTAATTAGTTATAGTAAACCAGCAGATGAGATGGTTGAAGATGGGCTGGAAAATGTACAGGATCTTATTGCATTCTGTGCCCGAGTTTCCAATCCTAGTAATCAACTTAATATGGAGACTGCAGAAAAGTTGATTAAGTATCTTATTAAGCATGCTCATTGGTCACCACTAGAAATGGTTTCAGTTTGTATGGAGATTGAAACTACTCGTGATATTGCTAGACAAATCCTACGTCATCGTTCATTCTCATTCCAAGAGTTCAGTCAACGATACGCAGATCCAACTAAAGATCTAGACTTTGTAACTCGTGAAGCTCGTCTTCAAGATACAGTCAATCGTCAGAATTCAGTAGAGACTGAAGATCGTGAACTTAAAGAATTATGGAATATGAAACAATTAGAACTTATTCGTAATGTTCGCGAGATATATAATTGGGCAATTACTAATGGTATCGCTAAGGAACAAGCACGAGCAGTTCTTCCTGAAGGTTTAACTACTTCTCGTATGTACATGAATGGTACTTTACGTTCTTGGATCCATTTTATTGAAGTTCGTTCTGGTAATGGTACTCAGAAAGAACACGTGGAAGTAGCAAGAGAGTGTGCATGTGCTATAGCAGCAATATTCCCAATGGTAGGAGACTTCGTAAATGAGTGAATTAATGATGAAAAAGCCTAAAGTTTTAGTCACCGGGTGCACCGGATACATCGGATCTCACGTTTGTAAGGTGCTTTTTGAGCGTGGTTATGAAGTAATAGGATTAGACATCAATCTTGAACAGAATGATGTTTCTAAGTGGGTTACTCGTGTAATCTTTGCAGATGTTCGTGGAGTAGATGTAGATGAAAAGTTTGATGCTATTGTCCATCTTGCTGGAGTTATTTCTGTTGAAGAGTCAATGAGCAAACCTGCATATTATTATGATACCAATTTAAATGGCACTATGAATATGTTATCACAGATCGATAAGGATACTCATTTCATCTTTGCTTCTACTGCTGGTGCATTTGATCCTCAATCTCCGTATGCAAAATCAAAAGTTGCTGCAGAAGATGTTATTAAAGAACAAGCCGAAGGATATACAATATTCCGTTTCTTTAATGTTGCTGGTTCTGATGGTGAAAATATGCAACAAGGAACTGCTACTCACTTGATCCGTATCGCGGCTGAATGCGCGGTTGGTACTAGGAAAAGTATGTGTATTTTTGGTTCTGATTATGATACACCAGATGGTACATGTGTTCGTGATTATATCCACGTTGTAGATTTAGCTTCAGCCATTGAAGTTGCTATTGCAACTGGACCTAAGAATACTCCATATGAGTGTATCGGTTCAGGTAAAGGTTACTCAGTAGAAGATGTTATTGAGACCATGAAAAATGTATCAGGCAAAGACTTTAAAGTGTTTATGGCTGAAAGAAGAGCCGGTGATCCTGCAATTCTTACTGTTGATAATCAATTTGATGGGTTACGAATTACTCATACTCTAGAAGATATGTGTAGATCTGCTTATGAAGTAGAATTAAAAAGAGATGTACTAAAAGATGTGTACTTTAATTCAAGTTTAGTATATAATATCATTTAACGTTGGAGATTTTATGAATATATTGATTACGGGAATGAATAAGTTACAATGCACAAAGGACTTCTATGAGTCTCAGCAGCTTAAAGTAGTTCCATCACATTACTCATTGATTCATTGTCTAGAGGATATGGGCCATACGGTAACACAACGAGCAGTAAATATCGGTGAATCACTAGATGAATATGATGAGGTAATCTGTTTCATTCATAATCCATCTGGGTTTGCTGGGTTTGTCTATAACGCTCTATGGGCAATCCATGTCAAACCAAATTGTATTCTAGCATTTGATGATTGGCAAGTAGATTCAATCTACTCTGGTCTATTAGCTCTAGAAGACAAAGAGAAACTATTCCGTAAGTACGTTAAAGATGGTCATGCATCAATTCCAGATGATGTTGAAAACTATGCTGATGTATTGATAGGTTCAATACAAAAAGTGGCTTCTAAAACTAATCGTATGTTGATATCTGCATTCTCTGGGGGTGACCTGGGGCTCTTGATTGATTATCCTAAAGAGTTACTATTCTCTTATAATCCAAATCCTTATCACTTGAATCGTAAACCAGAAGAAATAGGTGGTACATTATTCTTTGATGACACTCCAGTTAAAGAACGTGTATTCAACTTTGCTGGTCTTGTACAAGATAAGACTAAGAAATGGTTGAAGGCTCAAGGCTTAGATAAGACAACATGGCCATTAAAACAATATGGTTCACGTAAGGATGGTCAGGATCGTGTAACAGAAGACGTAATGGTATCCATCTACTCTCAACAATGGGGTATTCTAATGCCAGGTTACTTCCATGCGGGATCTGGTTGGTGGAGAGCCCGTCCATTACAAGTTGCGGATGCAGGTTCTATTTTGATTGGTGATCCAAAAGAAATGATCTTATATTATGGAGATGAAAGTCTTGCTAATATTCAAGCAAAAGATATCGTAAACATGAATGATCGTGAATTAGAAGATGTTGCTGATGATCAGAAAGCAGCCATATATAAACTACATCCTTTAGATAAAGCAAAACAAAAAGCGGAGATTGATGCATGTCTAAAATATTAGTTGTAGGAGCAGGTTTTTCGGGAGCAGCAATTGCACGTACACTTGCTGATGCTGGTCATTTTATAACAGTGATTGATAAGAGAGACCATATTGCTGGTAATTGTTATGACTATGAAAATGAGCATGGCATTCGTATTCACAAATATGGTCCTCATATCTTTCATACAAATAATTTAGGTGTAGTTAATTGGTTACGTCGGTTTGGTGAATGGGTACCATATCAACATAAAGTAAAAGCTATCCTTAAGGATGGTCGTTATGTTACACTTCCAGTCAATAAAGAAACTAAAGAAATTGTTGGTGAAGAGAATATCATCGACACATTCATTCGACCATATACCAAAAAGATGTGGGGTAAAGAGATTGAGGAACTTGATCCATCTATCCTATCTCGCGTACCTATTCGTGATGATATGAATGAATTGTATTTCCCAAATGATCGTTATCAAATGATGCCAAAACATGGTTATACAAAAGTATTTCAAAACATTTTTGACCATGATGATATTGATGTACAACTAGGAGTAGAGTATGATAAAGAGTCAAACGCACAGTATGATTTTATATTCAATAGTATGCCAATCGATCAGTATTTTGATTATGTGCATGGCGAGTTACCATATCGGTCAATTAAATTCCATCACGTGGATATACCTAGTCCTGTTTTGCTTCCAGTTCCTTGTGTTAACTTTACTCATAGCGGTCCATATACAAGAATGACAGAATGGAAAAACTTCCCTGAGCATGGAGTTAACGACTCTATGACCAGTATTACTTATGAAGAACCATGTGATTATAAAGAAAATAATTTTGAAAGATATTATCCAGTTAAGGATTTGGAAGGCACAAACAGAGATATATATAAAAAGTACAGAGAAATGACACCTCCTAATATGGAGTTTATTGGTCGCTGTGGTATGTATGTCTACATAGATATGGACATGGCAATATCATCAGCATTTTCTACTGCTAAAGAATTTTTGAAGAGAAATACATTATGATAGTTGGATTTACATGTAGTACATTTGATTTATTACATTCTGGCCATGTTGCTATGTTAAGGGAAGCAAAGGAACATTGTGATTATCTTATTTGTGGATTACAAACAGACCCGTCTATAGATAGATCTGAAAAGAATTCTCCAGTACAAACTATTGTAGAACGACAAGTACAATTAAGTGCAGTAAAATATGTAGATGAAGTAGTAGTATATGAGACTGAAAGGGATCTTGAAGATATCCTAGAAATGTTTCATATAGATATAAGAGTACTAGGTGATGAGTATAGAGATAAAGATTTTACGGGGAAAGATATTTGTAAGCGCCGAGGAATTCAATTATACTTCAACAAAAGAGAACACCGTTTCTCATCATCAAGTTTAAGAAAATTAGTAGCCGAAAGAACAAAATAACAACTGAGGTAATTATGGAACAAACCGTCCACGGTATAAATGTAGACTATTCACGTGATTCATTGTTTGATGAATTAGGAAGAATTAGACTAAAGGAGAGTTATTTAAGAGATGACGAAACTAGCCCACAAGAAAGATTTGCATATGTTAGTAGCACGTTTGGTTCCAATCCTGAGCATGCTCAGCGTCTTTATGAGTATTCATCTAAGCACTGGTTATCTTACGCCACTCCTATCCTATCTTTTGGCCGTTCTAAGCGCGGCTTACCTATTTCATGTTTCCTGAATTATATTGAAGATACTGCGGAAGGTTTAGTAGATAATCTATCAGAGACCAATTGGTTGTCAATGATGGGAGGCGGTGTAGGTATCGGTTTCGGTATCCGTTCTGCTGATGCAATCTCTACTGGTGTTATGCCACACTTAAAGATCTATGATGCATCGTCATTGGCTTATCGTCAAGGTAAGACTCGTCGTGGTTCATATGCAGCGTACCTAAACATTGACCATCCTGATATTATGCAGTTCATTCAGATGCGTAAAGCTACTGGCGATCAGAATATGAAGGCACTTAATCTACACCACGGCGTTAATATCTCTGATAAGTTTATGGATATTATTGAAGCGTGTATGTTAGATGCTATAGCAGACGATTCATGGGATCTTATTGATCCGCATTCAAATGAAGTTCGTGAGACCGTATCTGCAAAGGCATTATGGCAAGAAATACTTGAGTTACGTATGCAAACTGGTGAACCTTATCTACATTTTATTGATGAGTCAAACCGTAAATTACCTCAACACTTAAAAGATCTTGGTCTTAAGGTTCATCAATCGAACCTATGTTCAGAGATTATTTTACCTACGAATGAAGAACGAACAGCAGTATGTTGTTTATCCTCACTAAACTTGGAGTACTATGATAATTGGAAAAAAGATCCTCTCTTTCTTAAAGATATTGCTGAAATGCTTGATAATGTTTTACAATATTTTATTGACAATGCTCCTGATACCATTGCTCGTGCTCGCTATAGTGCCAGTCGTGAGCGTTCTATTGGTATCGGTGCTTTGGGATGGCATGCGTTACTCCAAAAGAAAGGAATTCCCTGGGAAAGCGCGTTAGCAACAGGATTAAATAAAGGCATATTCAAACATGTTAGAGGTAAACTAGATGAAGCAAACAAAGTATTGGGTCAAGAACGCGGCGAGGCGCCAGACGCAATTGGAACAGGCAATCGTTTTTCTCATCTTATGGCTATTGCTCCTAACGCTTCCAGTTCTATTCTCATGGGGAACACTAGTCCTAGTATCGAACCTTTCAGGGCTAATGCTTATAGACAAGATACTCTAAGTGGATCTCATTTACATAAGAACCAGTTCCTAGATAAAGTAGTTAAAGCTGAAGCAGAAAACCATAATGATGGATGGTATGACGAAACATGGTCTTCTATTATTGCTAATGATGGTTCAGTACAGCATCTAACCTGGATGGATGATTATACTAAGGACGTTTATAAAACATCAATGGAGATCGATCAACGTTGGGTAGTACAACATGCTGCTGATCGTCAAGAATATATAGATCAGGCACAAAGCTTAAATGTATTCTTTAGACCAGATAGCAACATTAAGTATATTCATGCAGTTCACTTCATGGCGTGGAAAAATAAACTTAAGACTATGTATTACTGCCGTTCTGATAAGATTGCTAAAGCAGACAAGGTAAGTAAAAAGATTGAAAGAGAAGTCATCGCAGAGATCGATTTAAGATCGCTAGCTGAAGGCAATGAATGTTTAGCTTGCGAAGGATAAGATAAAATGGTTAAGAATAAATCGAATTTAATGTCAGAGCGTAGTTACTTCAAACCATTTAACTACCCATGGGCGTATGACGCATGGTTACAACATGAGCAAGCGCATTGGTTGCATACTGAAGTACCAATGATGGAAGACGTAAAGGATTGGAAAAAGAAACTTAATAAGAATGAGAAAGACTTCCTAACTAATATCTTTAGGTTCTTTACTCAAGGTGATATTGATGTGGCGGGTGGTTATGTTAAGAACTATCTACCATATTTCCCACAACCAGAAATTAGAATGATGCTGATGGGCTTTGCTGCGCGTGAAGCATTACACATCGCGGCTTATAGTCATCTAATTGAAACTCTAGGATTACCTGAATCTACATATAATCAGTTCCTAGAATACCAGGCCATGAAAGACAAACACGATTATGTTTTGGATCTTAGTTCGAAAAATGGTACACTTGAGTCTACTGCTCGTCATATTGCTGTCTTTTCTGCTTTCACTGAAGGCATGCAGTTATTTAGTTCATTCATTATGTTGCTCAACTTCCCTCGTCATGGTTTGATGAAGGGCATGGGTCAGATTGTTACTTGGTCTATTGTTGATGAAACAATGCATGCTGAGAATATGATTAGATTATTTAAAGAATTCATTAAAGAAAACAATGAGATTTGGAATGATGAATTAAAGGGTAAAATCTATACCATTGCAGAAAAGATGGTTGAATTAGAAGATAAGTTTATTGACCTATGTTATGCTGAAGGTGATATGAGAGAACTTAAAGCCGATGATGTTAAAACCTATATTAGATATATAGCTGATAGACGTTTAATTAGTCTAGGTATGAAAGGTATATTTAAAGTTAAAAAGAATCCATTACCTTGGGTAGAAGAGATGATTAATGCTCCAGTTCATGGTAACTTCTTTGAGAATAGAGTTACTGATTATGCCAAGGGCGCCTTAAGTGGTTCATGGAACGATGTTTGGAGTAAAGAATAATGTACGAAAATTCTACCGCAGCTGTACAAGTTTATATTGAACGCATTGCTAAATTGGCTCAAGAAATAGAAAGTGAAGATACTATTGATTGGGGTATGTTGCATGTTTCTGAAGAAGATTCATATAAACTTATTGCAATGAGTGTAGTTAACCAGTTTGATAAATATACAGTAGATGAACGAGAAATTATGATTGCCACTATAACAAAGTTGGTTGTTGAAAATTTTGTTTTAAATATTAAATTACGGGAAATAGCAAATGGCAATTAGATATTTCGAATGCGATCATTGCGATGCGCATGGTAAGATAACAGTAAAAGATGAGGATATCACTGCATCTGATATAGTATATTGCCCAGTATGTGGGGGCGATATCTATGAGGAAGAGGATTATGACAACAACTAATGTGGTATTATAATAACCAACCAGTAGAAGAAATTGACCCTAAATATTTGGCCTTTGTATATTTAATAACAAACATTCAAACAAATAAAAAGTATATAGGGTTAAAAACTACAAAATCAAAAAAGACCAAACAAGTAAAAGGTAAAAAGAAACGTTTTACCGTTGAATCAGATTGGAGAGACTATTGGTCATCCTCCGTTGAATTAAAAAATGATATAGAATTATTGGGTAAAGAAGCTTTCAAACGAGAGATCCTTTACTATTGTCTGAATAAAGGCACAGCAAATTATTTGGAAGCTCGTGAACAGTTTGACAAGCGAGTATTAGAAAATCCAAATGAATGGTACAATGGTATCATTAATTGTCGTGTACACTGGAGCCATGTAAAAATTGACAACCAAGTATAAGACAATTTGTATATCAGATTTGCATTTAGGCACAAATGACACTAAAGCGGATTTGCTTAATAACTTTTTAAAGAACCATATGTGTGATAACCTATTTCTAATAGGAGATATTATTGATGGTTGGAAGATTAAGCAAAACAAGTTTAAGTGGAAGCAGTCGCACACTAATGTTATTCGTAAGGTTCTTGGATATAGTAAACACGGTGTAAAAGTAACATATGTTACCGGCAATCATGACGAATTTTTAAGACCATTTGTTAACCAGTTTTCTCTTGGTAATATTAAATTATGTAACCAAGCTGAATACAGAGATATTGATGGTAATAGATTGTTGATTACACATGGAGATTTGTTTGACGGGATATCTACATTAGCACCATGGATTGGGTTATTAGGCGATAAGGCATATGATGTTGCATTATGGATTAATAATCGATATAATTTTATCAGACACAAAATGGGATTTGGGTATTGGAGTTTAAGTAAGTACCTAAAGCATAAAGTTAAAGGTGCTATCGGGTTTGTATTTAAGTTTGAAGAAAATATTACAAAGTATGCTGAAAGACGTGGGTTTGACGGAGTAATTTGCGGTCATATCCATACACCAGAGATTAAAACAGTAAATGGTATAATCTATATGAACGATGGAGACTGGGTAGAATCATGTTCTGCTTTAGTTGAACACTATGATGGTAGATGGGAAATTATCTACTGGAAGGAAATAAAATGATATACTTAATGTTTGTTACCGCGCTGACTTTATCGGCAGTTGCGGCTTACTATTCTATTGCTGGTCTTGCGGCAATATTCTCAGCCGCAATTATTCCAATTGTTATCATGGGTGGCACCCTAGAAGTTGCAAAACTTGTTGTGGCCTCCTGGTTATATAGGAATTGGAAAGAAGTACCAATCATGATGAAGTCTTATTTCATGGTGGCGCTAATTATTCTTATGACTCTTACAAGTATGGGTATCTTTGGTTACCTATCTAAGGCTCATTTGGATCAAGCAGTACCAACAGGAGATGTTGCAGCTAAGGTTGCATTAATCGACGAAAAAATTAAAACTGAAAAGGAGACTATTAGTGAAGCACGTAAAACAATTACTCAACTTAATTCTCAAGTGGATCAAACCATTGCCAGAACCGCTAACGACACAACCGACAAGGGGGTGGGAAGATCCGTCTCTATCAGAAAGTCCCAAGCCAGAGAGCGTAAAGAACTCTACCGCACAATCCAAGCCAGTCAAAGCGAAATCAGTAAGCTCAACGAAGAAAGAGCCCCAATCGCAAGTACGCTCAGGAAAGTCGAAGCAGAAGTAGGACCAATTAAGTATATTGCTGCTTTAATCTATGGTGACAATCTAGATCAATCCTTCCTAGAGAAGGCCGTCAGGATTGTTATCCTAATGATTGTATCTGTATTCGATCCACTTGCCGTTCTAATGCTTGTAGCTGCTAACTGGTCTCTCAAACATATTAGTAAAGAAGAAGAACCAGATTCAGATACTAATCCATATGGAGAATGGACTGAAGAGGATATGGATCAAATAATATGGGATGACTTCTTTGAAGAACTAAATGAAGAACCTGCAAAATCAGAATGGGATCCTAAATTTAATTTAGATGATGCTAGAGCCGAAGCAGAACGGGAATATGATGCATCTAAAACTATTGAAGAAGAAATAGAACAAATTCAAAAGCCAACTATTTCTATTAATACAACAGAAATAGAACTAACTAAATCGGGTAAAGTAATAGAATATGATTCTGTAGGAAGAAGAATCACCCCTGAATGACACCCCAGTATAAATAATACATGGACATATTAAGTTTAATAGGAGATGTGGGTTTTCCCATTGCCGGAGCATGCGCAGCAGGCTACTTTGTATTCCTAACTATTAAGTTCATATTAGAAGGTGTAACCGGCGGGGTTAGAGGAATGAGTGGAATCATTAAAGCCTTAGATAGACGTGTTGCAGCAATGAACCATGATGTAATTCGTATTGATACTAAAGTATCCCATGCTTTAGGTATTCCACCAGATTTAGATCGAATTGCAAGAGCAGAGCAATCTGACGCAAGGAGAGACTAATGAGATTTATAGATTACTATTTTAGATTATTAGAAGATGGTTCTATTCAAATGGATCATGAATTAATTGCTGATAAAATAAATTTAAAAGATGGCGATCTATTTAAAGCAGAAATAGTAGATGGTGTAATTACATTTAAGAAACAACCACCCAAACAAATTTGGGAAGGCGATTAATGCAAGAATTAGTAGAAGCAATTAATAAGTATGGCTTTCCAATTATAGCAGCTGGTGGACTTGGGTATTTTGTATATTACATTTGGAAGTGGGTAACGGAAGACATAGATCCAGTTATAGGTGAATCAAATAAAGTATTAATTGAGTTGATAGATCGTATTAGAATGCTCGATAACGATCTAATTAGGCTTAATCAAAAAGTGAATGTTATTTTATCTTTGAGAGATCAGGAAAACAACAATGTTCACAAAAATAATAATAGTAAGTCTACTACTGATCAGTAATGCGCACGCAGCTGAATTAGATTTTGCATTCAAAAGTCCTTCCTTTAGTGGGATAGGATATTCATCTCATATTCAGACAATTGAGAATACTGAGACCTCTCGTAAACAATCAATAGAATCTAAACGCTTACAAGATGCTAAAGACGCTGCCGCTGCATCTAAGAATACTAATTTGCAGAAGTTTCTTAATAACTTTGAGAGCAGAGTTTATGCTCAATTGTCTACACAATTAGTTAACAATTTATTTGGCGAAAATCCTAAGGATTCTGGAACAGTAACTATTGAAGGCAATACAATTCAATATACAAAAGTTGCGGATATGGTATCACTAACTGTAACTGATGTTGATGGTAATATTACTCAAGTACAGATTCCCATAGGACAATTTAAGTTTTAATATGAGATTAATAGTATTATTCTTATTGTTATGCTTAAGTGGTTGTGTTGGTACACCTGTAAAATTTCAACAGGATCAACCTGAAGCATCCGGTTTAACCAAAACTAAACGGGTAATACCTGAACCCGCAGGTGGTAAAATAGTTGTTGGTGTATATTCATTTACTGATAAGACTGGGCAAAGAAAAGATGGTGGTCAAATTGCTAAGTTATCATCGGCAGTAACACAGGGCGGAGAAACATTATTACTTAAATCATTACAAGATGTAGGTGATGGAAAATGGTTTAGAGTTGTAGAAAGAGTCAGTCTTGACAATCTTTTAAAAGAAAGACAACTAATTAGATCTGCAAGAGAAGAAGTAAGAGATGTAACTCCATTAAGAACTGTTTTATATGCAGGAATGTTGATTGAAGGTGCTATAGTTTCATATGACACCAATGTTAAGACTGGTGGATTTGGTGTAAGATATTTAGGTATTGGCCCTAACACCCAATACCAAGAAGATATGGTGACGGTAAGTATTCGAGTTGTAAGTGTTAGTACTGGAGAAGTATTGCTGACCGTAAACTCTGAGAAGAAAATTCTTAGTGTTGCAGAATCAGTAGCAGTATTTAAGTTTTATGATAGTGGTACTAAAAACTTTGAGAGTGAATTTGGTGTAACTTCAAATGAACCAGGTGTTTATGCTTTGAAATCTGCAATTGATAATGCAGTTGAGGAAATGATATATCAAGGTTCAAAAAAAGGTATTTGGAAATTTAAACAAGAGGAGTAAGAGGCAATGAAACGTAAACTAATTACTTTCATTATGGCTTCGTTATTAAGTAGTAGTGCATTGGCGGTTGATTCAGGCGGTAACTCAGTCTATATTGACCAAACGAATGCTGACAATTCAACAGTCAGTATTACACAAACAGGTTCTAATAACCAAGTGGGAGATAGTGCAGATATTAGCAGTCCTTCATTTGTTATTGACGGAAATAGTATGAGTTTAACTATTGACCAAAATGGTATGAATAACTCCATCACTGGTAATTTTATTGGTGGTAATTCTACTGCAACACTTAGTCAAGACGGTAACTCAAATACTACTAATTTGAACATGGGTAATATGGGTACTAGTTCTGGTACATTAAACTTATCAGTTACTGGTGACAATAATACGACTGGGTTAAACATTGGTACCACAAATGATGCTGGAAATTATAATTTCTTGGCAACTATTACTGGTGGTTCAAATGCGATGACAAATAATATTAATAGTAAGAATACAACCAACGCATTTACTGTGACTGGTAGTTCAAATACTATTACTACAACCCAGATTGGTGCTAATGGCACATCACAAACTGGTGGTCATAATATTCAAACTAGTATTATTGGTTCAAATAACTCATTATCAGTACTTCAAAATGGTACTACCAATCCTAACAGCGTGATACTCAATGTTACGGGTACTGGCACTAGTACTACTATTACTCAGCACTAGTTCTTACGCCGCGATCGGTAAGATCACGGAGGAAAAGGGATTAGGTGAGATTCAGCGACAAAAATCCAAGATCGATGCTGGCTTAAATGTTGGCATCGAGTCTATGGACAATGTTAGTACTGGAAACGGCGTCATTGGGATTACATTTCAAGATGATACTAAAGTCCGTGTCACAGAACATTCTAAACTAACCATTGATGATTTTGTATATGACGCTAAATCTAAGGGCGCAGGTAAACTTGCTCTAAAGGTAGCATTAGGAACTGTACGTTACGCGTCTGGTAATATTGCCCACAACAATAGTAAAAATGTGTCAATCAATACTCCTACTGCTACCGTAGCCGTTCGAGGTACCGCATTCACCATGACTGTTGACGAAATAGGTCAGTCATTAGTTATCTTATTGCCCAATCCCGACGGTTCAGTTGGAGCAATTGATGTGTTAACGACGGCTGGAATAGTATTATTAAATAAACCATTCCAAGCAACATTCACAACCAATTCAGAAACTAAACCTTCTACCCCTACAATATTAAATCTATCTGAATCCATGATTGACAATATGTTGATTGTGAAACCACCAAAAGAAATATTGAAACAATTAATAGAAGATAGTAAAGCGTCAAGTGATGCATTAAGTTTTTCTGAATTAGATAAGAATGCATTAGAGGTTAGAGTATGGGTAGATCCATATGCAAAATTTGATGAATTAGATATTAATGAATTAAATGTAGATTATTTGTCTAATGCATTTGATGATGCACTTATGGACACATTTGGAGCAGGATATAATTCAGGTACTAAAACATATGTGTTTGATAAGACAACTTATTGGCAAATAACTAGATCTATTACGCAGAACGCTACAGTATTAATCAACAAGGATCGAGGTTATAATATTACAATTATCCAAGATGGTCAAATAGTTAAAACGCAGAATTCTGATAGTACTACTAACACTATTACCATAAAACAATCTAAATAAATAAAACTTTAATCTCTGAGAACATAGTATGAAAAAATTAGGTTTAGTATTTTTATTATTTGTAAATTTAGTATTAGCAAATCCGATTGACACGAAATGCCCACAACATGTAATTTATGGTGCACCTGTTATTAAAGATGGTAACAACCAATATCTTTGTAAAACTGGTTATGCCCTTGAATATAACTACAATACAAAAGGTGCAGACTACGTAGTAGAAACAATTAAAGCTTCCAATATTGCGGTAAAAACAGCAGGACGTAAGGACGATTTCAGAGAAGATCCAGAAATACCAGCACAATTTAGAGCAACACTAGAAGATTATAAGGGTGCAGGTTTGGATCGTGGCCATATGGCGCCTGCAGCAAACTTTGTATATGATTCTAAAGTAATGTCTGAATCATTCTTTTTAACTAATATGATGCCACAATCTCCGGGTAATAACCGTGGAATTTGGAAATATCTTGAAGAGTACACACGTACATGGGCAACTAAGTATGGTCAAGTGTATGTAGTAACTGGTACGTTATATGATAAAGATTCTAAAACAATGGGTAAGGGAGTATTAATTCCTTCATTCGTATGGAAGATTATTATAGAACCAAAATCAGGTAAAGCAATTGCATTCATGTTCCCAAATGAAAAGCTTGATCCAAAAACGATGGGTGATTATGTTGTATCAATTGCTGAATTAGAATCTTATACTAAAATTAATTTCTTTCCAACATTACCAACTAATATGAAAGCACTTGAAACAAAGCCTGGTAATTTGAAGGATTGGTAATACAAGGAGTAGTAGATGCTTAAGAAAGTTCTTTTAAGTCCGTGGTTAGCACTACTTACATTATGTTTATTAATAACATTAAGAATGTCAGATCCTTCATTTGTAGAATCTGTACGTCTTCGTTATTTTGATACGCTAATTGTTAGTAAGCAAACCACTACATCTACTCAAGTAAGTGTAGTTAATATTGACGATAAATCTTTAGAGAAATATGGTCAATTTCCTTTTCCGAGAGGCGAATATGCAAACATTATTGAAGATCTTTATTCTCATGGCGCTGGGTTGGTCGTTGCTAACCTTTATCTTCCTGATCGTGATAGGTTTGGACAAGATGATAAGCTCACTGCTGTCTTAAAAAAATACGCAGTAGTATTCCCTCAAGCAGGATCAACTGATAAACAGAAGGGAATTCCATTCCGTCCAGGTGTTTCAGAAATTGGAATACCTGCATCTAACTTTGCAGTTAATTACCCAAGCATTTTACCTAATATAGATTCTATTAATAGTAATGCAGCGGGGATTGGAGTAGTAAATGTACTTCCAGAAATTGATGGTGTCACTCGTCGTGTTCCTATGGTCATTGCAAGTAATGGCTTACTGTACCCAAGTATCGCCCTTGAGACTTTGCGAGTGGCAGTCGGAGATCCCAGCTTTCAAGTCAAGTCCAACGAGTCTGGTATTGAGGCGGTCAGAATACCCAAATTTAGAAAAGTCGAGACAGATCTTCAAGGAAGAATCTGGGTGGACTGGTCAACCAAGCCAAATCAATATTCTTTGGCTGATCTTCCAAAGGACTTCGGTGGAGTTACCGTTATTCTCGGAACAACAGCTAAAGGCCTTTCTAACCCGGTCGGAACTCCCACCGGTGGGGTCTATCCGCATCATCTACAATCAACCATTATAGATACATTAATAACTGGTACTAATATTAGTAGACCAGATTGGTCTGATGGTGTAGAGATCTTATTAGTTATTGTTTTATCAATTGTTGCAATTTATTTGACAAGGTGGAAATATGGTTACATTCCTTTTATTGCTATCATTGCTGGTTGTTATTATGGTAGTATTTTCGCGTTCGATCGTTACAGTTACTTGCTTGACTCTGTGTTTCCCATTATTGCTCTTATTGTGGTTTATACACACGTATTTACCGTTAAGTTTATAACAGAATTAAATCAAAAATTACAAATTAAGAAACAATTCGGCAGTTACCTATCACCAGCAATGGTTGAGAAGTTACAAAAGAATCCTGAATTATTGGCTCTTGGTGGTGAATCTAGAGAACTTTCTATTATGTTTACTGATGTTCGTGGGTTTACTACGATCTCTGAACACTATGGTAAGGATGTACAAGGTCTAACTAAGATTATGAATCGCTATATGACCGCTATGACAGCAAAGATTATAGAGAATGAGGGTACACTAGATAAGTATATTGGTGATGCTCAAATGGCATTTTGGAATGCACCATTAGATACTCCAAATCATGCCAAATTGGCAGTGAAAACTGCATTACAAATGATGGAGAGCTTAGATGATTTCAATAAAGAAATTAAAGAGGAGGGCATACCTGCGTTTGGTATGGGACTCGGTATTAATACAGGCACTGTTGTGGTTGGTAATATGGGTTCTAGTCAGCGTTTTGACTACACCTGCCTAGGTGATAGTGTTAACCTTGCTTCAAGATTAGAAGGCCAATCAAAACCATATGGTGTAAAAATGATTATTGGTTCTTTAACCGCAGAACAAGTTCAAGATGAATACCCAACGGTTGAATTAGATTGCATTGCTGTTAAGGGTAAGACTGAAGGTGTTAAGATATTCACTCTTGCAACCTATCAGCCTGAGCATTATAAACTACATAAGAAATATTTAATGGGTTATTATGAGGGTGAATGGGAAGGTGCTATATTCCTAGCCAAGCAACTAGCAGCAGACGGTCCTGTTGAGATGAGACAGTACTACAAAAATATGATAGAAAGAATGGAAGAAGGTAAACCCGAATCCTGGGATGGTACCTTTAGAGCAACTAGTAAATAAATTGTACAATAAATCTTTTTAGTGTTATTATACTATATGGATCGTTTATTGATATGTTTGTTGTTGCTAATAAGTACTAATGCTTATTCATTAAATCTAACTGCTAAATCGTGGTTGGTTACTGATGAGCATGGTATTGTATTAGCTTCAGAAAATCCCGATAAAGTTCGTACTATTGCTAGTATTACAAAGCTTTTGACTTCTATAGTGGTGCTTGAATCTAATGTAAATTTAGATGATAAGGTAGATACAGATGCCTTTGGTTCTATCTCTAGAAGAGAATTAATGACTATGGCAATGGTTAGAAGTAATAATACCGCCGCGGATTTATTATGTAGAACCTATCCTAGTGGATATAAATCGTGCATTTCTAATATGAATAGTAAATTGCAAACACTAGGAATGGGTAAAAGTAAAGTATATGATTCAACTGGTCTTGATAGACGCAATGTCTCTACAGCAAATGAATTAATACTACTAGTACAAGAAGCAGAAAAACATCCAGAACTCATCGATATAACTCAAAATTCCGCAATAGAAATAAAAATCAAACACAAATGGTTTGTATTCAAAAACACCAATCCTCTTATAGGAAATACTCACAACATCCAAGTAAGTAAAACTGGATGGACCCGCAAAGCAGGTGGGTGTATCGTTATGTCTATGAATACTGATAAGGGAAAACGCATAGTGGTGGTGCTAGGATCTAAAAGTCCTAGAACAAGAATTCCAGAAGCAGAATTTATTTCACAGATATAGGTGTACTTTAATTGAGTAGTATGTTATAATGTATCTTTAATTGATAAAGGAATCAATATGGCCGGCAAAGCAACTTCAGTGTATTTAAGTGTGGTAAATAAAAAGACACATATTACGTCTGAATCAAGAAAGTTCTTCAAGATGGCAGAATTAAATGCTTACATTTCAACAGAAGAATTCAAAGAAAAGTATCCTTTAGATGTGTATTACATAGTAAAAGAAACGTATTAATTTGCAAATAACAGTGTACATTAATTCGTATTTAGCTTATAATTACTTATAAATTAAATAAATGAGAAGGAAATATATTATGAAAACAGCAAAACAACATTTCGAAAATACCTACATGGATAACAACATTATTCGTTGGGTTTCAAACGACACAGTTCCACCAAAAGATATCTTGGCTGAATTATGTGTTGCAGGTTACATCACATCAGAATGTCTTTATGACAGCATCTCTACCAAAAATAAAGAAGACGATGCTTTCTTAGAACAGTACATCTCTAACCGTCGTAAGTTTGGTTACTCAGACGAAGAAAAATTCGAAATGCAAGCTGCATTTGCTGGTGAAACCGTTATTGATATTTTTACAGGTGAGGAAGTTTCTTATGCGTAATAGATATAAAGTTGAATATCAAGGTGCAGGCGATGGAGAATTCTTTATGTGGTTTGATGATTTAGAAACCGCTAGTCGCTTCGCTGACACAAAGCGCTTTTCAACTATATGGTGCTTTTACAATGAATAATGCAATCAAATGGACTGCTACTGCAGTTACCCTCTACGGAGCTCTTCTAACGAGTCTCCAAGTTACCCCTCTAAACATCTACGTATTGAATCTAGCCTCAGCCATCTGGTTGATCTGGGCAATGCGTGTCAAGGACAAACAATTATTTGTCGTTAATCTTGGTCTATTGGCAATCTATGCCTTAGGTCTTATCATCTAGGAGAAACAAATGAAAGCAGATAGTAATTTCAACCTAAGTAAACCAATCAAGAAAATCCTGTCAACTATTCTTGATAAAGAAGAACGCAGGTTATTCAAGAATGCTATGATTAGTGCTGAGCTAGATTACGCTGCAGCTAAAAAGAAAGCATTGACTTCTAAGAGAGAGAAGGAGGCTGCGTAATGTCAGTTGTGGTTGAAGATGTATTAGCAGTATTATATGATAACGATAACAAAGGAGTTTTAGTTGAATTCACAAAAGCAGATGGTACTGAACGAAAAATGTTGTGCACTCTTGCGGAAAACCTTATCCCCGCAGTCACTCCAGTTAAAGAAAAACCTGAAACTATCTCAGAAGGCGTTACCAATGTTGCTCCAACTGCGTGTAAAGTTTGGGATCTAGAAAAGCAAGCATGGAGATCCTTTCGTTGGGACTCAGTTAAAACATTTTCAGTGTGGGAGTAATTATGATTAGTAATGAAGTAGACCGTAAGAAATTCAAAAGCGCCTTGCAGGAAATTAGCAATAGTAAAACCCGCATTGCTGCAGAAAATGATCTCATTAAGGAAATAGTTGCAGACTTATCTGAGTCTTTTGAGTTACCAAAGAAGACCGTTAGTAAGTTAGCAAACATCTATTATAAACAAAACATGGACGTTGAGTCTGCTGCCTTTGATGAGATTGAAACTCTTTATGAAGAGATCGTAAACCTTGCCGGTTAAACTTTTCATTGGATCATCATTTAATGGTGATGATATTGAAGCAGAACGTACCTATGAGTACTCCCTAAGGAAACACTGTACAGAGGATTTAGAGATTATTTGGTTAAGACAATCAAGTGATCCTGAGTCACCCCTGTACGGGTGGGATACCTCTAAATGGGCTACACCATTTACTGCATTCCGTTGGGCTATTCCTGAGTTATGCGGGTTTAAGGGTAAAGCAATTTTCACTGATGTAGATATGTTAAATCTTAGGGATATCTCCGTACTGTTTAATGAAGGCATGGATCATAAACCCATTAAGGCAAGATACGTGCATTGGAGAAAGCAAATGGAGTACTCAGTGATGCTAATGGATTGCGCTGCGTTACAGGCATATATTCCACCCATTTCTGATATGAAAAATATCCCCACAATTCATCATATCCTATCTAAGAAAATGGCAAAACCTGAACTCATCTGTAATCTTGATCCTAGATGGAATTGTTTGGATGGTGAAAAATTAAAAGAGGAAGATATTTGGCAACTTCATTTTACTAAAATGTCTTCTCAACCATGGGCTCCTGCTTGGTTTAAAGAACCAAAATCACCACATGCTAGGAAAGATTTAGTAGCGTTATGGGAAAAATATCGTGATGAGTCAAAATAATAGTGTACATTAATTCGATTACGTTATATAATAGTATCTTAATCGAGTCTAGGAGACTAAAACATGGCAACAGAAGCACAACTTGAACGTAAAAGAGAAAAACTAGATAAAGCACTTGCTGCCCAGCGTGGTGGTGTGGGTGAACCTATTGTTACAAAAGACAACTACAAGGTAGACTTAATGTTGGCACTTAATTGGTATAATGCCAACGAGGAGTCATCTAAGTTAACCAAGTTCGGTATTGAGTACCTCAAGAAATCTAAGAAAGATGAGTACATCAAGTACTTCAATCTTGCATCTGATTTTGAGACCAACCAATTGGCAACTCTAATGCGATTGGTAGTACGTGAACAGTACTTGTCTGATGAGCATAAGGCTCTAATCGATTCTCGTCTTGCTACAATCAAAGCCAAGTACACCGACAAACTAGAAGAAAAACTAGAGGAAAAGAAAGTGGCTGAAGCACTAGGCATTATAACTCCAAGTGTACTTGACCGTGTAACTGAAGTTGCTCGTAAACACATGGCTGAAATTGATTATGAGATTGACAAGTTTGTACAAAACAAATCATCCTCATTCTCTTTTAAAGAGTACGCCATCAAGAATGGTTTATCGTCTGCTGTTACTAAAAAGGTTGCAGCATTCTATAAACCACTATTGAAAGAATTGAATGAAGTGCTTGAAGGTAATGATGAAGACCTAAATGAAGGTTATGCATTCCTATCAAAGGTGCAAATCAAGAAATTCCAATCATTTGTAGAATCTATTGTTACTGACTCTGAAACTCAGGTATTGACTGCAAAAGCAAATCGTATGCCACGTAAACGTAAAGAGAAACCAGCTGGAGTTCAGGTAGCTAAGATGCAATACTTACAAGAGTTCCCTGAACTCGAGTTAACAAGTATCCATCCTACTAAGATTGTAGGTGCAAATCAGTTATGGATCTATAACACTAAGAACAAAAAGCTTGGTGTTTACTATGCAACGGGTTCTAGTGGGTTTAGTGTAAAGGGTACGAGTATTCAAGGATGGGATCCTGAAGTCAGCGCACAGAATGGTTTACGTAAACCTGCAGCAACCATTGCTGAGGTAATGGGTGGAGGTAAAATGCAATTAGCAAAGATCCTTAGTAAGCTTACAACAGTAACTACTAAGATGAATGGCCGTATCAATTCAGACACCATCTTATTGAGGGTTATATAATGATTATATTAGACTACAATCAGGTAGTGCTGTCCAACATCTTTGCCTTTCAAGCAGATCTTATTCGTAATGCTAAACAAGAAAAGGTTGAAGAGTCAATCAACATTATTCGTCATGCTGTATTGTCATCCATTAAATTCTATAAAAAGAAATATGGTAAAGAATACGGTGAGTTAGTTATTGCTTGTGATGGCCGTAACTACTGGCGTAAGGAAGTGTTTGAATTCTATAAAGCTGGTCGTGCTAAGGCTCGTGATAAGTCTGATCTTGATTGGAAGTTTGTATTTGAAACTCTATCCTCTATTCGTGAAGACCTTGAAAAATACTTTCCCTATAAGGTATTACATTTAGAACGCTGCGAAGCCGATGATGTAGTGGCTGTGCTAACTAAGTGGACTCAGTCTAATGGTTACATACAACAAGGTCTAATGGAAGAGCCCCAGAAGGTCCTAATAGTATCCAGTGATAAGGATTTTAAACAGCTACAGAAGTATTCTAATGTCCGTCAATGGTCTCCTATGCAGAAGAAGTTCATTGAAGGTGGTAAGTTAGGTGAATACTTAATTGAGCATACAGTACGTGGTGATGGTGGTGACGGCATCCCTAATATATTCAGTAAGGATGATGTGTTTATCAATGCCGAAGATCGCCAAACAGCGGTTACTGCTAAGAAACTTGCACGCTTTATGGAACTAGGTAAAGATGCTTGTGAGAATGATGAGCAACGCCGTAACTGGGATCGTAATCAAACTCTTGTTGATTTTGAATTTATTCCTGAAGACGTATCAAAAACTATTATAGATAGTTATGAGAACAAAAAAGTTCTAGGTGATAAGATGTCAATCATGAATTATCTTATTAAAAACAAATGCCATTTATTATTGGATGATCTAGAGGATTTTTAAATGCAAAAATATTTACCTGAATTACTAACTGAAATTAATGATAACCCTGAACTTCTAACTAAACTTAAAGGTGATGCTTCTCTTACGCTATTGTTTCAATTTGCGTTTGATCCTGCTAAGAAGTTCCTATTACCTGAAGGGGATCCACCTTACAAACCAGATCCTGCTCCTATCGGTATGAGTATGGGTATCTTACGCCAGGAATTGAAACGATTCTACGTATTCTGTAGAGCAGATCTTCCAGCAGTACGTCGTGAAGATTTATTCATTCAATTGTTAGAGGGTGTCCATCCATCAGAAGCCGAGTTATTGCTTTCTGTTAAGGATCAGACTCTTAACAAAAAATACAAAAAGATCACTCATCAATTAGTGTATGATTTAGGATTTGTGCAAGTACCTCCTCCAACAAAAGCTCCTAAGGAACCTAAGACAAAAAAGTCTACAGGAGTAGCAGAGTAAAAGTGAAGGAAGAACCTGTTACTCTCTCTAAAAAGATATTGAAATCAATTAGGAACTTATATGATAAGATTAGGTGAAATTGGTAAATGTGTTTTTGGTTTGGAATTCATTTCTGGATTTGCAATTGGTTTAACCTTTTATTGGGAAGCCCAAGCTGCAATTCTGGAATTGGGTATTGTGAGAATTATAATTGACTGGGACATCGATGAATCCTGATTTTCTAATTAATCAAGAAGCTAAGTTAGAACAAATAGAAGTTTTAGCGTATGGTCTAGGTCTTACTAATAAACATGATGCATGTGAATTCTATGGCCGACATATTGCCAAAATAGATGCGTCTAAATTAAACGACTTACCACGTAAAGCTAAGTTAGTTCTTGTTACGGCTATTAATCCTACACCTGCTGGTGAAGGTAAGACCACTACGACTATTGGTTTATCAGATGCTTTATGCAAACTCGGTAAAAAGTCAATTGTCTGTCTCCGTGAACCTGCTCTTGGTCCTGTCTTTGGCATCAAGGGTGGAGCTACTGGTGGTGGTTACTCTCAGGTGGCTCCATCAGATAAGATCAACCTGCATTTTACTGGTGACTTTGCTGCAATTGCTTCTGCTCATAACTTACTAGCAGCAATGATTGATAACCATATCTGGCAAGGTAATGAATTAGGTATTGATAAGGTTACGTGGCGTAGAGTTATTGATATGAATGACCGGGCGTTAAGAGATCAGTTCGATATTGTGGTAGCATCAGAAGTGATGGCTATCTTATGTTTATCGACCTCACCGGGTGACCTCAGGGACCGCCTAGCACGTATAGTAATAGGATACAATAAGGAAAAAGAGGTCACTTCTGGGGACCTCCGGGTGGCGGGAGCAATGGCTGCTTTACTTGTAGATGCTATCAAACCTAACTTGGTACAGACTTTAGAGAACAATCCAGCCCTGGTACATGGTGGGCCATTTGCCAACATAGCTCACGGATGTAACTCTGTCATAGCTACTGACCTTGCAATGAAACTTGGTGAGTACGTAGTAACTGAAGCAGGATTTGCCTCTGAGTTAGGTGCTGAAAAGTTCCTAGACATTAAACGTAGATCTTCTGGTTTAAACCCAGATGTTGTTGTTATTGTGGCTACTGTGCGAGCTCTTAAACACCACGGTGATGGTGATCTAAGCGTAGGATTCAATAACCTTAAAGCTCATATCTTAAACATGAGAGACAACTTTAATCTTAGAACTGTGGTATGCATTAACAAATTCAAAGATGATACCCAAGAGGATCTAGATTACATTCAACATAACGCTAAAGAATATGCTGATGACTGTGTAGTATCAAATCATTGGGGTAAAGGTTCTGCTGGTGCTCTTGATCTAGCTAATTCAGTTATCTGTACTGCATCTAAGTCAGACGGCAAAGCAACATACATCTATGACTCATCTGATCGTTTCACCGATAAGATCTCTAAGGTGGCCAAGAAAGTATATGGAGTTAAGGATGTATTATTCCCATTAGAGGTGCAAGTGAAGCTTAGGGACTGGCAAGACAAGTATGGTGAATTCCCAATCTGTGTTTCAAAGACTCATAAATCAATACTGCCCGTACCAGGACAGAACTTTGTTTGGGTGAATGATGTGGAACTAAGAGCAGGAGCTGGGTTCATTGTAGTCAAATTAGGTAATGTAATCACTTTGCCGGGTCTGCCAAAAATCCCAGCAGCGGAGAACATTGATGTTATTAACGGTAAAATTATAGGAATTAACTAATGAATATATTTGTCATAGCAATCTATAACCTAATTATTTTAGGTGGTACTGCATATCTAGTGGGGTGGGAAGGTTGGAATCCTTGGTGGTTTACATTTGCCTTATTGGTTGGTATGTGTTTAACTGAAAAAGAATGTAAAAAGTAGTGTACATTAATTCCCGTTTGGTATATAATAGTATCTTAAATTGATTAATACACAACAAACGGAGATTATATTATGGCTCATGAAATAGCAAAAACAGCAGCAGGTGCAGATGCAATGGCTTATGTTGGTGAAACTCCTTGGCACGGTCTAGGTGCTAAGCTTGACGAAAACTCAGACATGGAAACTTGGGCACAAGCTTCTGGTTTGGACTTCGAATTGGATACAGTTCCAGTTCAAAATGGTAATATCGTTCTTAATAATAAGAACATCGTATACCGTAAGGATACGGAAGTTGGTCTTTCAGTAGTATCAGATAACTACAAATTAGTTCAACCACGTGAAGTGTTGGAGTTCTTTGCAGATTATGTTGAAGGCACTGCTAAGTTGGAAACTGCTGGTGTTCTTCATGACGGTAAACGTTACTGGGCAATGGCTAAGATTGACGGTGAAATCAACATCGCTGGTGATATCAGCAAACCTTACATCCTTCTATCATCTTCATGTGATGGTTCATTAGCTACTCAAGCACGTCTTACTACAGTTCGTGTAGTATGCAATAACACATTGTCAATGGCTACTCAAGGCCATGCAGATGTGGTTATTCGTCACAACTCAGTATTCGATGCTGGTCAAGCTAAACTTAAACTAGAAGGTGTATACGAATCTCTAGCTTCTCATACTGCAGCAATGAAAGCTCTTGCAAAATTAAAAATGTCAAATAAAATGGCTACTGAATTCCTTGCTAAGATGTTTGACAATGATCCAGTTAACTTAGGTCGTCAATCAGCACGAGTTCTAGAGTTGTTTAATGGTGATGCATTAGGTTCTGATCTAGAATCTGCTAAAGGCACTGGTTTCGGTTTACTAAATGCCTTCACTCAGTATTCTGATTGGGAAGCTGGTCGTAACCAAAACAACCGTCTATTCAACTCTTGGTTTGGTGCTAACTCTCAACGTAAGATTGCAATCGCTGATGAATTACTAGCAATGGCTGCATAATTAATTTGCAAAAACACAAATAAGGGTGTACTTTAATTCTTATTTGTGATATAATGTTTCTATAAATTGATAAAGGAGTTAAATTATGGATCATTCAGCAACTAGAGGAAGTCGCGATATATCGGATGATATGTCAGTAGAAGAATACGCTACTTACACCAAATACATGGAAGAAAAGTCTAGGAAATTGAATGAATCAATGACTCCTGATCAGAAAGAATTGGCAACAAGATTAGGTGTATTATTTGATGAAGTTATTAAAAATAAGTGTGTACTTTAATTCTTATTTAGTGTATAATAGCTTTATATTAAATTAATTGAGGAGTAAATATATTATGATTAAAGAATTCAACAAGGTAAATCTTAAAAACGTACGTGAAGATATCTCTGCTATTTTGTCTAAATATGCTAAAGATAACGGTATTGAAATTAAAATTGGCAACATCAGTTTCAGTGCAGGTTCTTTCAGCACTAAAATGGAAGCTAAAGTAATCGGTGCAAAAACTAAAGAAGACTCAGTGTTAGAGTTTATGATGGCTACTAAAGGTCTTTCTAAGACTTCTAAGTGTGGTAAAACATTAGTTGGTTATAATACTCGTGGTAAAGCATATCCATTCATCTTTGAAAATGCTGGTAAGAAATATAAATGTTCAGAAGCACAAGCTAAAATGTATTTTTCTAAATAAGGGGTATAAATAGTGAGCGACTTTGAATTAGCAATGCAGGAATTTATTAAGAATGGTGGAGTTATTGAAACTCTTCCATACCACGGTCCAAAAGAAAATGAAGTAGGTGCAACACAACGTAAAAATGTGGATCGATCATCAATCATTTCAGGTGAATCTGATTTAGACACCTTAGTAAAAGAAATCGAGTCATTAGAAGAATTATAAGTTATTGCGGGATAGGGAAGTGGCAACCCGCTAGCCTCATAAGCTAGAGATCGCTGGTTCGAATCCAGCTCCCGCTACCATTTATGGAGATGTGCATGATCCAAAGTAAAATTTGGGGCGATACCTTTTTAATCGAAGCAAATCCTAGTTTAGAATTTCATCGTATTAAGATTAAAGCAGGTGGCGTTTGCAGTAAACATATCCACAAACAAAAATGGAATGGTTTCTTTGTTGAGTCAGGAAAATTAAAGGTAAGGGTTTGGAAGAATACTTTAATAGATGAAACTATTCTAACTGCGGGCCAATACACAAAAGTTAAACCCGGAGAGTATCACCAGTTTGAAGCACTTGAGAATACCGTTGCATTTGAAATATATTGGGCAGAACTTAATCACGAAGACATTCAACGAGAAACCGTGGGTTACATTAAGGAATTGTAATGAAAGTATACATAAGCAAATATAGAGATCATTGGGTAAGTCCATACACCATTGCTGAAAAGATCTTCTTTTGGCGTGAGATTGATTATGATGAACCAATCATAGTAGCAATCAATAAAGCATTAGAACCTATATGCACTGCTTGGATGAAACTATTTGACATCCTCCATCCTCGTATTGAATATGTTAAGATTGATAAGTACGATACTTGGTCTATGGACTCTACTCTGAGCCCTATCATTCTGCCTATGCTTAAGCAACTAAAAGAACATAAGCATGGTGCACCAAATACTGATGACGAAGATGTCCCCAAGAACCTCCGGAGCACTACTAAATCAGCACTAGCAGCGAAAAAGAATGAGTGGGACTCTGATGGTAATTATTTTAGGCGCTGGGACTACATTTTGGACCAAATGATTTGGTCCTTTGAGCAACTTTGTATGGATGATTGGGAAGAGCAATACTATTCAGGTGAAATAGATCATGTGTGGACCAAAAGCAAAGACAATCCTACATGCAGCACATTAGAGAAAGGTCCTAATCATACATTTAAAGTAGATTTTGACGCTCTTAGGAAACATCAAGATAGAATTACAAATGGTTTAAAACTGTTTGGAAAATATTATCAAAATCTTTGGGACTAAGTATGGCAGCTAAAAATGATATAACTGGAGATTCAATCCAATCGAAAGCAGGATCTAAAGCATTTGACGAGGGTATGGATAGAATCTTTGGTGAAAAGAAAAAGAAGGATGACTCAGAATACTGGGCAAAAGTAAACGCCGAAACTCAGGCAAAAATTGCTACATCAAACAATATTGTACAAAAATAGATATTTAAGTTATAATGTATTTAATGCGGGATTGGTGTAATGGCAACATAAGAGTTTTCCAAACTTGGGTCACGGGTTCGATCCCCGTATCCCGCTCCATTTTATTATGAGGTAATATGAATATTTTCTACTTATCCCCCAACACTAAAAAGTGTGCAGAAATGCATGTGGATAAACATTGCGTAAAGATGATCCTCGAGTACGCTCAATTACTTTCTACTGCTCATCGCGTATTAGATGGCAATCAGGTAATAGGTAAAACTGCTACTGGTCGTAATGTAAAGAGATGGTTACTATCAGATGATCGTGATACTGCTCTCTATTCAGCTACCCACATTAATCATCCTTCAGCAGTATGGGCACGACAATCTGCCAGAAACTATCTATGGTTATTTGATATGTACGTTGCACTACTAAATGAATATACATATCGTTATGAGAAGGTGCACAAATGTTCTATGCTACTAAAACCTTTGGCTGGTCTACCTAAAAACATATCATTGAATTCCCCTTGGTCTGAACCAACTCCTGCTATGCCTGAACAATATAAAGTTCCAGGTAACTCAGTTCAATCTTATAAGAATTATTACAATGGCGAGAAGCAACGAATGTTCTCTTGGAAAAAACGTGAAACCCCTGAATGGATACAATATGCTTAGTGGATTATATTTTTTAGCTTGGCTTTTTATTATAATTGGTTTTATTCTAGTCTATATTCTGTGATAAATAGAAAATAGACTAGAATAAAACCAATTA